CCGGTGGCCCACCGCATAAATGGAAGCGGTTCCAATTATGCATTTGCATTAGTATGCGTCGCGTAACTAAGCGAGTGCGTGGTTGGATCCACCCCTCCAGCAGTTATAGTAAGCTGGGCTTGTGGAGTCAAGCATGGGAGGATCGAGAGTGATCTCCATCGAAAGCGAACCAAGATATCGACCGGAATCTTGGGGACTCCAAGCCGATGTGTTAGAAATAATATGTCGGTACAGTAGGGTCCGAAAGGACAACGTCGCTAATCTTTAAACTGAGTAGAGAAATCGAAAGGAGGAGGTTAGAAGCTGCCTTAGAGCAGTTCCTGGGTTAAAACCCCGGAGGCGTAAACTGGACGTAATCACCTGATGGTGTGAGCGATAAAGTACCCTGCACCTAGTAATAGAACCAAGTATCCAATGGATCCTTGCTATAACTGAGGTACTGTGAGAGTCTTTATACATGAAATGGTTTGGAGAAATCCTAGAAAAAGGCCGAAAGGCCGGGGCCACGTAGTGTATGGGGATTGCTCCCAGCAACCTTATTATCTAGCCTGCTAAGGCGACCTGCGGCCCACCTCTCCCAGGAGGGAGTGGGGAACCGAAAATCCATCAAACACCAATCTGAACGATGAAAAATATTAAAACTATTTATCACCGCTTGGTAAGGCGTTCGATGAATTGGTCCCTCGGTGTAAAAGCCGAGGCAAAACTGGCGGGAATGGCCCTTAGGGTCATCCCGTTGGTCTTTGGGCATTTAACAGCAGGCCGGGTTAAGGTTGTTTGGGGTTTCTCTCGGAATGCATCAATAATGTATAGACGAGTTGGGCCGAAAGGGCTAGCTATCTTTTTAAAAACCTGTTACTTGCTATTGCAGCATGTAGCGGGTGGACAGAAAGATAAGGATCCCTTTGGGTTCGGCTGCAACGTCTCGAGAACTAGACGCGGAGTACCAAGGATCATCAATACCATGCACCGAAAGTTAATTCTTTCGGGAGATATTGAGGTAATTAGGCTTTGGCTGACGTTATTCGGGTTATACCGAGTAATCCCTTTTAAGGGTAGTCTGAAGCTGAGTACCATAATCTCTCCTGGGAAGGAGCTGAAAAGCGAATTCCTAAATGCGTGGGAAGGGTGGGTACCCGTGTACCTGGCTCGGCTTTCAAAGGTGACGAAGTTACCGATGGAAATCGATCCTTCGAGAGACCTAAAAGTGACGTCGATTCCGACGATTACGAAGTCTTCTCCAAACTCAGGAGGGTTTGGGGCGTCTGCTGGTTTACCACTCGACCTGCTGGTCTGGTGGATGGACACAGAGATGAACCAAGTTCTCAGTGAGTGGATGAAGGCGACGTCTTCTAGGGCGATCAACTTTGAGTTGGAGAGTATCTTTTCCGCTTTCGGGCGGTTAAGGGACGATCTGATTCGTCGTCAGCCAAGAAAGATGCGAAGGAGTCCTTGCGACTGGCTACAGACTTCTAATGAGGTCCATAGTCGGAAGCAATTAGCTCTTAGCATCTGGGGTAAACCCTTATTCTTTGGACGATTAGGATTCAAAGAGGAACCAGGTAAGATCCGAGTCTTTGCTATGGTGAATCTAATCACACAGGCGCTCATGAAGCCCTTGCATGAGTGGATATTCACACGTTTACGGGCTGTTCCAACCGATGGGACTTTCGATCAGCTGGGACCGGTGTCTCGGCTGCTCGATCGTTTCAAAGGGGAAGAATGGTTCGCATCGTATGATTTATCAGCGGCGACGGATAGGTTACCTGTAGCGATACAGGTGGCCTTGCTAAAACCTCTCTTGGGTGAGAAGTTAGCGAGTTTGTGGGCCTACGTCCTTGTGGGACGGCCTTATGGATTACCAAAGGTAGCTAAAAGTTACAATTTGGGATTCATGAGTGTCTACTATAAGGTCGGACAGCCTATGGGCGCGCTGTCGTCGTGGGCGATGCTCGCGATGACTCATCATGCCATTGTACAATACGCTGCGTTTCTTGCGTACCCAGAACAACCGTTATGGTTTTCTAAGTATGCATTACTCGGAGACGATATTGTCATAGCTGACAAAGCCGTTGCTGAGAAGTACCTCGTCCTTATGGACACTATAGGTGTAGAGGTGGGAATTGCCAAATCCCTAGTCTCATCTATTAAGAGTCTAGAGTTTGCGAAGCGAACCTGGATTCGAGGACAAGACGCCACGCCGATTTCCTTAGCGGAACTCAGTGTTGCGGCGAGTAATCTCGCTGCTCTTGAGGAGCTTTGGAGAAAAGTGAAAAAATCGAGAGAGATCTCGATGGCTAATGTAGCACGCTTCTCGGGTTTCGGTTATAAGAACCTAGCGCGACTGCCAGTCGCGTTCGGTTTAAATAATCGTCTCAGTAGACTGCTTGGGTATCTGTGTAGACCAGGCGGGTTATTCCCTATGACTTTTGAGTCTTGGGTAATGTCCCGGGGCCCTGGCTATCCAGTAGGACTCGACTGGAGAGAGGCGCGCGTTGTTGCGCAGCTCTTGGTCGATGACATCACAAGCTTAATCTCTAAGAATCTCGAGAGGAGTAAGGAGCAAATCAATGGAGTTTTGGGACTCCGACTATTCGATGCGGAGCATAAAGTTCTGCAGAGAGTGGAAGGGGTTCCAGGGCCCCAGAGACGAAGACGGGTGTCAAAACCTGTCTATGCTCGGTCTTTAAAGGAGGGTTTTGGAGACCTAACAAGGTTGATAGAACCGTTCTTTAAGGATTGGGTCCTTTATCCTTTCGTGTCACCTCTTAGTAGGAAAGCGAGTGGGCTCACAGTTCGTCTACGAGAATTTGTAGAACGGAAATCTGTAGCCGGATTTACCGGGTTGGAGAGCACCTGGCTCTGGATTGCAGACGCTGAGTCGGGCCTGAAAGCCCTTCCAAGCGAGATCGACCTCTTTACTCGGGAAGATCCTGAGGAGAGAGTTCGACCAAGCTCGGTCATACGAGTTTGGATGCAGTGTCGGAAAAAGGTCTTCAGAAGACCCAAAGGTCCGGAAAACCGGCCTGCTGAAGCGAAGTAATTCGCGCTGGGGCGCTTAGAGTCATGACCTAAGTGTCTTAGCTAAATCGTCTAAAGTTTCCGAATCACACTATGTGTGTTATAGGAAAGAAATAGAACGCGTAACTAAGCGCAATGAGGTCCGAAATCCATGGGTGAAAACTCATGGGGGGCGGGTAGCCTCAGTCCCGG